GGTCCGCATGAACATGAACTCCTTGGCCTGCGCCGGTGCGTGCGTGTAGGCATCGCCCACCGGGATCGCCGTGAAGAGGTAGTCGGCGGCGAGCTCGCTGTCGGCGGCGCGCACGATGCCGTCGAGGCCGTCGAGGTAGTCGTAGATGTGCAGCGAGAACTGCGAGCCGTAGCAGTCCCATGTTTGCGCGTCCTTGATCGTCCAGGGCGGCGGGTCGCTGCAGAACGCCAGCGCATGGGGCGGCAGGTCTCGGTAGACCGCGCCGCATTCCAGCAGCACCGTGCAGCCCCACGCGCGGCCAGGATGGCTATGCAGGCCGAACCAGACCGCCGGCAGCCATTCGTCGGCGTCGCAGCCGAGGAATGCGCCGTTGACCGAGACGTAGTGGTGGCGCGGCAGGCTGCCGCTGGCGGTGAAAAGGGTCATGGCATCGCCTCCCACGCCGCGCACACCCACATCGAGATGTAGCTCGCGACCGCGACGCAGGCGGCGATGCGGCGGGTCATGGCTTGGCCTCCAGCGCACGATTGACAAGTGACCTGTTGTCGGCTTTCACGCGGGCAATCTCCTCGCGCAACCGATCTGACCGCTCGACCTCCTTGCCAAGCCGGTCCACATTCTCTCGTAGCCTCTCGTTCTCCGCGCGCAGATGCTCGACCTCCGCATTTTTGCGCGCGACATACTCGCCCAGCGACATCTCGATAAGTTGCCCACCGGGCGTGGAAATCACCACCTTGCCGTCCCACTCACTCATGGCTTGCCCTCCTCTGCGTTAGCTTTTCGGACTAGATTGATGTTTGCTCCGTCCGGGAAGATTGCGTGGAGGACTGCCTCCAGCACCTCGACGCGGGCGCGGAGGCGCTCGTTATCGGAGCGCAGCTTCTTGTTCTCGGCTTCCAGCGCAAGGCGCAGGCCGTCAAGCGCGGCCCCCGGCACGAACATTTTGCTGTTGCTCATCGCCCATCCTCCATTTCCACGACCGCCATCCCGGCGGCCTCGATTGCGTTGACCACCCGGACCAAGAACGCCAACCGATGCTGATCGACCGGGCATTCGGGGTCGGGCGCGTACTGGTAGAGCCGCCGGAACGCGCGGCGGGCGGTTTCGGTGGGGGTCATTTGAATGCCTCGGTGTCCAGGTACGCGCGGATCACTTCAGCCGCGACCTGCGGGACGATGGCGTTGCCGTAGGCGCGCAGGCGTCCCACTCGGCCGGGTATCCCATGAGCCAGCAGGGGAAGGCCGGGTTGAGCGCGCCGCGCTTTTCCGTCTGCCCCGGTGAGCCAGATTGCGTCGGACCAGAAGGTTCCGTTTTGCCCAACCCCAGAGCCTCCACGCATTGCGTGGTCAGCGACTTCTGCGAGCCCTTCGCCCCCTCGTGCCTGTGCTGGTAGCCCAGCCTCGCCTCGTGGGCCATGGGCGTCGCCCAAGTCGACACGTTCGCCGCGTCCGCCAGCATCCCCAGCGTCAAGCCGAAGCCGTTGCCGTTTCGCCACTTCTTCTTCACGCGCTCCCGGCGCTCCCACATCTTCTGCGGGTCGCCCCCGTCGAAGTTCTGCGCAGTCGGCGTCGGCCACGGCGACCCAGTAGAGGCGGCTGCGGATGTGCGGCGCGTCGACGGAGCAAGCCGGGATATCGACGCCCCGGCAGGCGTAACCTTCTCCCGCCAGGTCAGTTCGCACTCCGTCGAACCAACCGTAGCCAGACGCTCCCGCAACCTGCTCTCCCATGACGAGAGCGGGCCGACAGGAACGGATGAGCCGAAACAGGTGGGGCCACAGATGCCTTGGGTCGTCGGCGCCAAGGCCTTGGCCGGCGACCGAAAACGGCTGGCACGGGCACGAGCCGGTCCAGAGCGGTCGATCGTCGGGCCACCCAGCAAGTCTAGCTGCATGTGACCAGCCGCCGATGCCGGCGAAGAAGTGGCACTGCGTGTAGCCTGCGAGGTCGCCGGCTTGGACATCCACGATGCTCCGTTCATCCACGTCGCCCGGCGCGATGAGCCCCGCAGCGATCAAGTTCCGCAGCCATTGCGCCGCAAAGGGGTCGATCTCGTTGTAGTAGGCGGTCACCGCAGCCCCGCCAGCACGATCACCACCGCGCCCGTCACGACGCCGAGCAGAGCGAAGGCGAACCAGTAGACGGCGGTGCCTTCCGTCCACCGCCGGTCCTCGTCCATCCAAGCTAGCGCATCCCTGCTGGCCTGGACGCGGCGCTCCTGTTCCTCGGTCATCCCGCCACCTCGGCCACCCGGCGGCGGCTCTCCTCCATGATGCGCTCATGCGCGTCGGGCGACGCGGCGCTGATGTCGTCCAGGTTGCCGCGCTGCGAGAGCATCACGCGGTCGATGTCCTTGACGCTCGCCGCCTTGCGGATCGCCGCGACGATGGCGCGGGCGCGCTCGGCCAGCTCGTTGGGCAGTGCGCCTGTCGGGGCGTCCGAAGACGCTGCAGCCGGGGAGTCTGCATCCGACGCGGCAGGCGCGGTGTTGTCGGCCTCTTGTTCCACGTTGTCGAGGAGGGCGTCCATCGCCTGCGTCACCGCGGCGAGCGGCGACTGGGCGGGGGGCGGGGTGATGTCGATCGCGCCGGACGGGCCGCGCGCCTGCTGGTAGTCGATCTCCTCCGCGACCGGCAGGCCCATCATGACCTCGGGCGCGAACAGCCGGATCAGCATCGTCGCGCTGCGGTAGCGCAGCATCTGGTCCGGCATCGTCCGGTACTTGGGGTTCTTCGTCCAGCCCTCGGCCTCGGCCATCGCCATCGACGCGGTGGCCTCGACCGGCTCGCCGCTGTCGGCCAGCGTCGCGAACGCGGTGACGCGCAGGTTCTTGCCCTCGCCCTCGACGCGCCAGTTGATGCGCCGCGCGAACACGCCCGATCGGTTGGCCTTCGCGATCATGTAGGTGGCCGACCAGCCCGCGCGCCCGCTGACGAAGTAGATGTTCTGCAGCACGACCAGCGGCTCCTCGCGCGTGCGCTTGGCGATCGCGTAGGCGATGAGGCAGTCGGCCATCTTGCCGCGCAGGTGCGGCGGGACGAGTTCGCTGGCGGCGAACATCTTCGCGACGCGCTGCGAGTGCTCGAAATGCGCCGGGGCGAGCGGATCGTAGTCCGTCGAGACGGCGGGCAGGTTCACGATGTTGTTCGCGATGTCGGTCATGCGACGTACTCCCTCTGGATGCTGGCTGCGATCTCGTTGGCCGCCCACTGCGGAAGGCCGATCTCAAGAACACCGACGGTGTAGCCCGGCCAGTCGTTCGACGCAACGCTTTTCGCGAAGCGGCGCAGGATCTGGCGCAGCTGCTGGTCGGCGGCGCTGGCGGCGTCGGCGGACAGGGCGGCGACGTAGCCGAGATGCGGGGCCTGCGAGCCGACCACCATGAAGGCGTGGCTCGGGCGCTGGACGCCGAGCAGCCCGGCGACGAGGCGGAACATCGCGTCGCCCAAGTCGTAGCGGAGGCTTGCCGCGGTGCGCCGCCATGCGTTCGGCGCGGGGTTCGCGGTGGTCTTCAGATTGACCGCCAGCCCGGCCCTGCCGATCCACAGGTCGGGACGGCACAGCAGCGTCAGACCGGTTTCCTCGTCCTTCGCGACCATCGTGACCTCGGCTCGACCGCCGGCCTCGAGGAGGCGGCGGGCGTCGGGCTGGGCCATGAGCGCGTCGCGCATCGAGATGATCTGCATGTGCTGGTCGAAACTGATGATCGACCTGCCCTCCTGCGCGTCGCGCCACGCCTTGCCCTCGCGCGTCGAGAAGTTGAGGCCCTCGGGCTTGATCGCGTAGCGGTCGTGGAAAGCGTCGGCGCCCTCCAGGATGTAGCAGTGCGCGGCGGTGCCGAGCGTCATCGCGGGCGTGCTGTCCGACTGAATGCGCGCCGGGTTGCCGCGCCAGAAGGCGTGGGCGTAGGCCGGGCATTCGGTCTCGTAGGCGACGATGTCGCTGCCGCTGACCGCCGGGGCCGGAATGCCGGTGCCGGACAGGTAGGTGGCGAAGTCGATGTCGTGGTAAATGCCGTCAGCGAGCATCGGTCGTTTCCTTCTTCATCTGGCGGTGGACCCAGCCGCGCAGCGCGGCCATGCGGGACTGCTTCTTGCCGCGCGGGGCGTGGGCCGCCTTGCGGATCATGCTGCGGTAGGTCCGCAGCAGCTTGCGGCGTTCGGTGGTCATCGCTTGCCCTCCATCGCGGCGAGCTGGTGCTCCAGCGCGGCGATGCGCTGGTGGGCCAGCAGGTAATCGAGCGTCTCGGGGTTGAGGTCGCGGGCCAGTTCGACGCGCAGCTGGATGCGCGCCCGGAGCGTCGCGGGCGTGTCCGGTAACGCGCGGACGGCGGGGAGGGGGCGGGTCATGCTGCCTCCGGCGGCTGCTCGCTCAACACGCGGTCGAGCGCGTCGCGCAGGCGCTGCGCGTCGTAGGGGTCGAGGCGGATGGTCAGGCTGTCGATCTCGACGATCACGCGGCGAAACTTTTCGCCGTGCTCGTAGGACCGCGCGGCGACCTTCTCCGCGCTCATGAAGGCGATCTCGATGTCGCGGATCATGCCAGCACCATGATCGCGGCGATGGTGGCGCCCATCAGGGCGGCGAAGACGAGGTGCATGGTCAGCCCTCCAGCTCGGCGGTGATGGTGCTCTCGGCGTGGACCGCGATCTCGCTGACCATGTCGGTCACGCTGGCGACGCTGGTCTGGTACTCGCTGTCGAACGCCTTCGCGACCTCGACCGACATCAGCACGGTGCGGTCGATCTGCGCGCCGCAGATGTCTCGCAGACGCGTTAGCGCCGCGATGATGTCGCGCTCGGCGTTGGCCTTGGCGATGTCGATGCGGCGCAGGGCGCTCTCGCAGTCATCGATGAACGACATGTTGCTCATAGTCTGTCTCCCCGGTTGCGTCGCCAACGCGGCGACAGGGCAAACATACACCAGCGGTGCAGGCCGTCAACAGGTTCGTGCGAATAGTCTGCTTGACGGCTAAACGCCGGGTGTAGTAGCCGTGGCGACATGAACCTGCATTCCTTCATCGCCGCCATCGGCGGCACTCTCGCGGCGGCTCGCGCATTCGCGACCTCGCCACAGGCCATCAGCAACTGGAAGCGGCGGCAGCGGCTTCCGGCGGCTCGCCAGCTCCAGGCGCTGCAGATCGCGCGCAAGAAGCGCCTGCGGTTCGATCCGGTGGCGGCGACGCAGCCCGAGGCGCGGCGATGAACCGGATCACCGCGATCGAGCAGGTCACCAACGCCTTGCGCGCCGCCGGTGGCCGGGCCACGACCTCGGATCTCTGCGCGGCGTTGTCGCATATGGACCGCGCGGCGGTTTTCGGCTCGCTGGCGCATCTCAAGCGGCGACGCATCGTGGACAGCAACTACGTCCCGACCCGCCCGCCGGAAACCGGCTGGACATACTGGTTTGCGTCGATGAAGCCGGTACGCGGCTCGCGCTATCGGGCGGCGGTCTCGGCGGGGTTCACGCGGGTCATCTGCGAATGGATGGACAGCCAGGGCGGCGAGGCCAGCATCGAGGCGTGGCGGGCGTGGATCGCGGGCATACAGAACCGCATCCGGCTCAACAGCGCGATCCATTCGCTCCGCAAGCGCGGCCTAGCCGAGTGGCGCGACGACCGCGTCGCGCTTACGCCAGCGGGCCACAAGGCACTTACGCTCGGCCGCAAGGTCGCGCCATACCCGCCGCAACTGCGGGATTTCGAGGACGGCGAGCCGGTCGAAGCGCAGCCATCCACCGATCCCGAGCAGAGCGTCGAACGCGCCGAGCGCCTCTGGCCGCGGCTGATGGCCGGACGGCGTTTCGAGAACATCCCGGCGCATATGATCCGCCCGCTGAAGGTGCTGCGCTGGACGCCGCGCGTCGAGGCGCGGAGCCTGACCGGGTCGAGCGGTGCCATGCTGGCGGAAAGCCGCAGCTCGATTGGAACGACGCCATGAAGCGCAAATGGCAGGGCATCATCCTGGGCGAGCCGGTGTCCAAGGCCAACAGCCGCCGGATCGTGCGGTTCGGCACGAAGCTGCGCGTCATCAAGTCCGAAAAGGGGCTGGCCTACGTCGAGGCCGTCGCGCGGCAGGTGCCGGAGTTGCCGCTCGATTGCCAGCTGCTGTCGCCCATTCGGCTTACCGCGCACATCTACTATTCCAGCAACAGGCCGGACCTCGATCCGAGCCTGCTGCTGGATGCACTGCAGGGCCGCATCTACCGCAACGACCGCGCGGTGCGGGAAATGCACCTGTATCACCACCTCGATCGCACGACGCCGCGCGCCGAGGTCTACCTAGAGGAGATCGACGAATGACCGGCATCAACGACGACCTGACGAGCTACGCCGACCGCCTGACCCGCCTGCTCGACGCCGCCGACGAGGCGCGCGAGGACATCAAGCAGCTGCGCGTCGAGATCAAGTCCGCGGGCTACGACCCCGCTGCGCTGGTGCGCGTGGTGCAGCTGCGCCGCGACGAGCGCAAGCGGGCGAAGGAACAGGAG